AACTCGGCAAACCCATAGGAGATAAATTATGGCAATATCATCGGCGATTTGTACAAGTTTTAAACAAGAAATTTTGGTGGGTACACACAATTTTACTGCATCTAGTGGTAATACTTTTAAAATAGCTTTATACACAAGTGATGCATCTTTAGGTGCAGGCACAACTGCTTACTCGACTTCAAATGAAATTTCAAATACATCTGGATCTGCATATACTGCAGGTGGTGCAACTCTTACAAGCGTGACTCCAACAACTTCTGGAACAACTGCTATTTGTGACTTTGCAGATGTAAGTTATACTTCTGCTTCTTTTACAGCAAATGGTGCATTAATTTATAATGACACACAATCTGACAAAGCTGTTGCTGTTATTGCTTTCGGTGGTGACAAAACAGTTTCTTCTGGAACTTTTACAATTCAATTTCCAACAGCAGACGCAAGCAACGCTATAATCCGTATAGCATAGGAGGGTCACCGTGCCCGACATAACTTCAGGATGGGGCAGACTCACTTGGGATCAGTCTCAATGGGGAGGTTCTACACTTTTAACAACAGGATGGGGTGCTGAAGACTGGAACAATGGTTCTTGGGGTCAGATTAATGATGAAATAGTTTTTCCAACAGGAGTTTCTGCAACTGTATCTATGGGTGATGCAGTAGCATATTCAGCTCAAGGTTGGGGTAGAGATAGTTGGAGCAGTGAGCCGTGGGGCGAAAGTTTTGACCCAGTTATTTCAGTGACAGGTTTTGGTCTTACAGCTTCACTCGGTACAACTACAGAATCTAATCAAACAGGTTGGGGAAGATTATCTTGGAATCAAGCAGATTGGGGAGAAGGAGCAGATGAAACTGTATCTTTAACTGGTTTAGAAGCAACTGCTTCACCAGGATCTATTAATATAGAAGTTGTTTATTTATTAGAGATGATTGGTGCTAATCACTCCATGACAACCAGTGTTGGTAGTCCACAAATTGATGGTGAAATAGGTGTACCATTAACAGGTGTATCTTCAACTTTTGCTACACCGACAATGTCTTATGTTGGGACTTTGGTTGGTTGGGGTAGAGAGGGTTGGAGTGAATTAAGTTGGGGTGAATCTCCTAATCAAGTTATTCCTTTAGTAGGTCAAGAAATAACATCTACTGTAAATGCACCTACTTTAGAATTTGCATATGAATTATCTGGTCAAGAAGCTACAACAAATGTTGGAAGTTTAAGTTTTGTAATTAGTCCAACAATTAGTCTTGATGGACAATCAGCAACTACAAATGTAGGAGATTTAGGTTTAGCTTTTGGAGTAAGTACAGAACCGATAACAGGTATAGCGGCAACATCTGGTTTAGGTACTTTAGGATTAGAATTTGGACCAAGTGAAATTACAGGTGTATCTGCAACAGTATCTGTTGGAGAACTTACAATAGGATCTGTTGAATTAATAAATATAACAGGTGTGTCTGCAACATCTTCTGTAGGGTCTATTTTACCAGCAGATGTAGTAGGTTTAACAGGTGTTTCTGCAACATCGGCTGTAGGGTCCATTACACCAGTAGATGTAGTACAGGGTTTAACAACAGTAGAAATTACATCAAGTACAGGAATATTAGGAATACAAGCTTACAGAAATATTGACACTGGTTCAAATACATCGTATACAGGTGTTTCAACAGGATCAAATGATACGTATTCTGATGTTGCAACTGGAAGCAATACTTCTTATAGTAATGTTTCAACAGGATCAAATGATACGTATTCTGATGTTGCAACTGGATCAAATACAAGTTATACTGACGCTGCATAGGAGATAAAATATGGCATCAACATACACCCCATTAGGGATAGAACTTCAGGCAACTGGTGAAAATGCTGGTACATGGGGTACAAAAACAAATACTAACTTACAAATTATAGAACAAATTTCAGGTGGTTATTCTGCACAATCAATAGCAGGTGGTGCACAAACTACAGCTTTATCTGTTTCTGATGGATCAACAGGAGCTGTGATGTCTCACAGAATGATTGAATTCACTGGAACTATCACAGGAAATCAAATAGTCACTATTCCTTTAGATGCACAAAATTTTTATTTTTTAAGAAATTCAACATCAGGTGCTTACACAGTTCAATTTAAATACGCTTCTGGATCAGGAGATACTTTTACTTTTGGAACAACTGACAAGGGTGATCAACTGGTATTTGCTACAGGAAACGATGGAACTAACCCAGATATCTATACTCTAGGATTTGGTGATGGTGATGTGACACTTACAGGGACTCAAACTTTAACAAATAAAACTTTAACTTCACCTAAAATTGGAACTTCTATTTTAGACACAAACGGAAATCAACTTGCTTTACTTACAGCTACAGGATCTGCAGTAAATGAATTTACAATAGCAAACGCTGCTACAGGAGGTGATCCAACATTATCAGCAACTGGTGATGATTCAAATATTGACATAGCTATTAAACCAAAAGGAACTGGAGAAACTGTCGTTGGAACAGGAGCAGCAAATGCAACTATAACTTCAAGTGGAGCACACGATTTAATATTAGACACAAATTCAGGAACAAACTCTGGAACAATTACAATTACAGATGCAGCTAATGGAGATATAACTATAGCTCCTAACGGAACTGGAGTTGCTAAAGCAGTAGATGCTGGAGACAACACAGGTGCTATTAAAATCGCAGGTAAAGAAACTATCTGGGTTCCAGCAGTTGCTATGTATCCAAACACTACAAGTGGATGTGCAGATCTTGCACAAACAGAATTATCAAATGGTCCTGAACTTAAAACTTTAGATTTTGATAAATCTTCAGATGAGTTTGCACAATTCGCTGTTGCTTTTCCAAAATCATGGAACGAGGGCACGATAACTTTTCAAGCATTTTTTACAGCAAACTCAACAGACACTGGAACTACATCATGGGCTTTACAAGGAGTGGCGCTAGCAGACAACGGAGATTTAAATACTGCGTTCGGTACTGCGGTTGCACCTACAGCAAAAGCAATGAGTGGAACAGCAAACGATTTAGCGGTGACAGCAGAAAGCGGAGCCGTGACAATAGCAGGATCACCTAGTACGGATGAATACGTTTTTTTCCAAATATCTAGAGATGTTTCGGCAGATGATCTAGATGCTGATGCAAAACTTTTAGGTATAAAAATATTCTTTACTACTGACGCTGCTAACGACGCATAATAGGAACGGAATATGAAAAAAATAGACTCCAAACTTACAATCGGTAAGAACACAAGAAATATACAAAATAAAAAAGGTAAAAGTTTTGGTTATCAGGTTCTTGGTTTTGGATCTGGTGGAGCTGCAGTTAAATTTGTAGACGCATCAGGAGGAACAGAGACAACCAACGGAAATTTTAAAGTGCATACTTTTACAGGTAATGGTACTTTTACAGTAAATGATGCTGGAAATGCTGCAGGATCAAATACAGTACAATATTTAGTAGTAGCCGGTGGTGGTGGTGCTGGTGATTATCAAGGCGGAGGCGGTGGT